CTCTATATTAATGAAATCATTTATTTTCTCACTTATATCAGATACTTCTTTTTTTAGGTTGATTAATGTTTTAGAATTTATGGTTTTTACCTTGTTTTGTACTTCCTTAATTGATTCTTCAACAAAAAGAATCTGTGCCATCACTACATCATCAATATCTTCTTTCTTAATAAAATTCTGAAGATCCCTTTTTAGGGTTTCTATTTCCTCAAATAAAGAATTTACTTTTTCAATATTATCCGAAAAACTATCGAAAGTGCTTGTAAAATCCGATAAATTTTGTAGATGATTTAGATTTGACTTAAAGGAATTGAAAGCTTCTGAAATGTTTTCTATTTTGTCTGGAGCAGCAAGATCTAAGTCCTCTTTAACTAAATCAAGAGGACTCTTTGATCTTTTATCATTAAAAAAATCTGAAGGCTTTTTTAGTGGCACCTACTGCAACTCCATATATCTATAAGTATATTTATTTTAACAGAAAATCATTCTTTCTCTAAGTTTTGATTTTTTAATAACTTTGATAGTTCTGCAGTAGATCCAACAAAGAGAGCATTAGTAACATTTGAAGGACCTCTTACTTGCTTTTCTTCTTCTATATCTTTCAATTTCTTCTGGAGATCCATAAGTTTGTCAGTAGCGTCTGCTACATTTTTTATAAGTTGTCCTGCCACCTCATATGCTCTTGGCATCTCGCTTTCTTGAGCAAGTTCTAAGATGCCATTAATAGCTTCTTGACCCTTCTCAATCAAACTGTACAAGTTTCCCCTCGTATATTCATAATCTTTTTTAATATCTTCCACAGAAGTCACTAGATTTTCGGTATTTTTAACAACCTCAATTTCTTTTGATACAATATCACTATCAACATTAAAGGTGTTATTGAGATCGTCAAATTTTTTAGTCATCTTCATGAAAGGCTCCCACTAAATCCAAAATCATCACCCTCTACAATAAGAGCATTATCATCTGTTGTGATTGATTTTACAGGGGAACCTCTCAGATGTGATGTGATAGTCGTTCCATCTCTCCCTCTATCAACAGTAAGAACATTTCCAGATTTAGATTTTACATAAACTTCTTCTCCTTCAAGATCTAAGTAAGTTTTTGCACTTATTTGACTCGCATCATCTACAGTTACTAAAATATCTGTAGTTGCGATATCCTTTGATAAGTTTGTTAATATTGTTCCTGTATAATTTTTTATTGCCCTTGGAGTTGATGTAAATACAACTTCTCTTGTAGTGCTTGATGTATCTGATCCTGCAACATAACTGATCTTTGCAGATTTGATAATATCTTTTGTTGCAGTAGAAACAGGTCCGAATAGATATGTTTTAGCAGTAAAACGTAAAGTGTATAAAAGAACTCTTCTAGTAGAAAAGTCTCCTTCATAATCATCTTGCATGGTAACATTTTCCAATACTACAGCAATATCACGCTTCTCACCTATTTCTTCAACAAGTTCCACAGTTAGATTATACGCTGGTTGAAAATAAGGGAGAATCTGTTCTATTATTTGTAAAGCATCATCATTCAATTTCGCCATTATACTCAATTCAAACTGCATATTATAAGGAACTGGCATATATGTTTTTTTTGTTTCACTTCCAGTATTTGGATCTTTTGCCAGAAATGTTTGAGTTGTTGTAACTTTTCTAGATGAATCATATGTAAGTCCGGTAAACTCAAATGACATTCTTGGTAATGTCAAAGAGGTTGACTTATTTAAATCTGGCGATTGATTTAAACGTGCTAAAAACTTTTGTGTTGGTCCATATGCCAAAGGAACCTTAACAACACTTACAATTTGATCTGATGAATTGGTGTGTTTTATGGAAATATTATTAAATAATGTGCCAAAAGATATGACAGTTCTTCTTAAGATTTCGTGGTAAAAATATTCAAACATGATTGAATCCTTTTTATATATTATTTAAACCTAATAAGATATATTTATAGAAGTCCGAAGGGGTTCCTTTCGCTAAAGTCTATAATCGCATCGGCTTCTGTTTCTATTTCTGAGTTACTTGAGTACCCATCATTTGGTGGATTCAAATCCATAACCCTTAGTTGATGAGAAGCACCTGATTGTGATCCGACAATATACTCTCCAATTTGGAATGATCCAGTAACTGAAGCAACTTCAAGTTGATTTGTAGAGGAGTTCCATGATCTTACTTTTGCAGTCGTTCCGCTGCTCGATCCTGTTACTGTCTCGTTAAAAATAAACTCACCCGTCGAATTCATAGATGGAGAAGCAACCGTAATAGTTGGTGATACGCTATAACCAAGACCAGCGTTAATAATTCTAATAGCAGTTATTGTACCTGCAGTACTTACTATCGCTGTTGCTGCAGCTGATACTGTGGATACACCTGTTAAGAATACTTCATTTGTGAATGTAACTTGTGGTGCAGAAGTATATCCAGCACCAGCATTAGTAACAGTTATAATACCAACAACTCCATCTCCAATTGTTGCTGTAGCAGCTGCTCCGCTTCCACCACCGCCAATAAATCTTACAAGAGGTGCAACCGTATAACCTAAACCTGGATTAGTTATATCAACTCTTTGTACTGATTGTGCATTTGGATTTACATTGTCAGTGCATACAACTATTCCAGATATCATTGTAGCAGTTGCTATTCCAGTTATACCACCAATAGGTGCTGAAGAGATGCCAACGGTTGGAGTAGAAGTATAACCACCACCTCTATTTGTAACCGTAATAAGTCTAATTCCACCAGAAGTAATAATACCAGAGACTGCTGTTGCAGTTACTCCAGTACCAACAAGAGTAAGAGTTTGTGTATTTCCAACAATCGTTGAAATGCCATCTTCTGTTTGTCCTATGGTTCCGGATTGACCGGAAATGCCCCCTATTAAGACATCATCAATTTCTGAAATTCCAGTATCAATAACCTCATCACCATACCTGAATAGTTCACATTTTAGTACGTAAACATAATTTTTCTGCAGTTGATAGAAAGGTTTTTCATGTTCTACAAACTTTATTTCAAATAATCTATCCCCTAATGGGAAGTAAATTAGATCGCCTTCTTTGGGTCTTGTTGAAAGTTTTATATTTTGTTCATTTTTTATAAGAGGTGAAATATAAGTTTCAAACCTTTCTTTTGATATTACTAATGTTATCTCTTGTGTTTGTTGAATTCCAAATTTAGAAAGAATAGTTGTATTGTCTCCATATCCCTCAAAATTTTCTACATAAGCTTCTATTGGATATGAATCGTCAAATTTTGATTCAACTACTTCTCTTAGAATAGTTTTTTCTGTTACATATTTTCTGGGCAAATAATAAATTTCGATACCATATATTCTCAACTGTTCGTTGATTAAATCTTGAATGAGGTTTTGCTCAGAACTAGATCCTTGCTGAAAAAATGGATTAAGCATATTTTTTTATCCAATCATATCAAATGGTGGTAACTCATATGTTGATAGCATTTTTTCGGATATTGCATCCAACTCTTTCTGAGCATCATCGTATATTTGTCTACCATTCAACTCAACGCCGCCAGGAAGTTTCACCCCCTGAAACTTTATTAAGTTTTGTCCCCACTGACGTTTTATTAATGATGTTAAGTACTTTTTAAGGAAAGAATCATTCCAAACTCTTGCAAAATCATTAGGATCTAATGTTCTGTAGCAATCAATAATAATATAGTCACCAACTTTAACACTTCCCCAATCAATATCCAAATATAATCTATCCTGCCTCTGATTAAATCTTATTTGTTTTTGAGTTGTCAACAAAAAATCAATATCTTCTAGATAAGTTTTTGTCATCGCATAGGTCAATATTTCAGTAGATCCCCAATAGTAAATGTCATTTAAAAATAACTGATACTTAACACTAAACATGTTGTTTGTTGTAGTGTTTGTTCCATCAAAATGATATATCTTTGTAATACCTATAATCGATGGTGGTATTTGTAAGAAATTACTATTTTCTTTATATGTAAAAGTAGTAGAAACTCCAGCTATTGTTGTGGTAGCTGTTGTGGTTTCTATTCCTTCAGTTGTATTATTGGGTGCTCTTCCTCTATCAATATCTTTTTGAGTAATTTGGTATTTTAGAAAAACTTGAGAAACTCCATCAAAATGTCTTTCGTGGAAGTACTGTAATGCATCATCTACCAAATCCTCTATTTGTTCATCTGCAACATTAACTTCCAATACTGGAGCACCAAGCTGCCTTTTGCAGTAGTTTATTAGTTCTGTTCTACTTGCTGGTTGTGCCATTTACCATTTACTCCCCTACAGAATATTTATTATGGTGCAGATGAGACTGCTGGAATAACTAATATATTTCCATTTACGATAGTGTGGATAGTAGAACCAGAACTGACTAGAATATCATAAACATATCTTCCTTCAGTTAATGTTCTTGTTGCAGTTGACCCTAAAGAAATTTTAAACCTTCCGCCAGATGCACTCGTAAATCCAACATTAAATGTTGCTGCCTGATATGAAGATGACCCAATAGAAACACTTTTTGACATGGATGAAGAACCAGTCCATCCAGAAAAATTAAATGCCGAACTAGATGTATTAACAACAGTAAAGTTTGCATTAAAATCTGAACCAGAATAAATCGTCAGATTTACTCCTCTAGGAACACCTGCAGATGGATCAAAAGTTATGGTTCTATTTGACATTTTAAACTCCTAGTGACCCTAGATTAGATACTACTTCTTGTTGTTTTAAATAAAGCTTGTAATAAGATTTTGCTATCAACTTTACTTTTTCAATATCATCTATACTATCTATTTCAGAAGAAACTTTAAAATATTCAAAACTTTTACTCAAATTTTCTAGTTCTATTTTATCTGGATCCATTAAGAAACTCCTTAAGTAGAGACTTTATCTCATCAATATCATTTTTTATACTAGCAACTTCCTCTTCAATATTCTGTACTTTTAGATTCTTTTCATTTTTAGCAGCACGTCTAGAAACGTATTGCTCATAATCAAATCTATTAACATTAATGATTGAATTGGTTTGCGGATCTCTTGCAAGGTCCGCATGACCGTCAACTACATATCTTTCCATATTATGCTAATGCGATGATTCTTAAGTCTTTGATTCTAGGAACATATACCTGACTTGTTGAAGTCAATACGAGTTTGACTCTGTACGCTCTAAAATCGGGTAGGTTGTCTGCTGTGAAAGTATACTCCGTGTAGTTTATAGACTCTTGGTTGAATCCATACGTATTTGATTTTGGTATAAACAAATCAGATTCCCCATTATTATTACTTGATGATATAATTCTTCCACGAATATCAAGATTTGAATATCCAGGGAATGGTGTAAATATAGGAGATTTTCCAGATTCGTTAGAAACGTAATAGAAAGCTCTAATATCTGTTTTGGTATTAATGTGAGCTGCCACAAGGATTTTCAGAGAAGATGCAGAGTTTTCGAGAATAACTTCCTTTGATATGTACTGACATGCAGTTGGGTCTGTTGCAATTTCATTAACTCTTCTGTCAGTTGTATAATCAGTTATGACATTATTAACTCTGTTTGAAGTAAGAATAGCACTTACTCTTTGCCCGTCAATAACAGGAGAAACGCGACTATCTACCGTTCCCATGAATATTCTCATATTCATAGATTTTGCTCCAGGAATATTTGATAGTTTTGCATCTTCATTAACTTTTGATGCGATCATTCTTGGGGAAGATAGGTAGTTTGGTTCATTTAGAGTGATAGACTCAAATCCATTATCAATATATGGAATTTCATTCCCACTAATACTCTTGGATGTAATGGTTCTAACTTCTCCAGTAATATTTGTTCCACGAACAGTTACGTTTTGTAAGATAGGAGTTAGTACTTCAAATGGCATATTTTGAGTAGCCTTAATATTATATCCTCCAGAAGATTTTGTCTGGTTTACATAAAGTGCTGGATATCCATTATCATCACTTCTATCGTCATTATCTGGATCAAGATTTTCCATATTCAACTTGATGTGATATGAATCAAATGTTATTGGTTCTGATACTGTAACATCATTAAGATCATGAGTTTTGTTAATTCTCTTCAAATTAATACCACCAAGTTCGTATTTATAAACTGGGGTTCCAATCGGATATGTTAATGGATTATTTCCTCTAACAACTGCTCCCCCCAACACATTTCCTGATACTGAGGTATATTCGATAATTTCACTACCAATTAGTAGATATCCAATATTTGTTGTGCCAACCCCAACATTTTCAAAAGTAGTAAAGTTTACTGCGTTATCAACTGTTATTGCTCCTGTAGAATCTGCTGTATATTCTGCTGTTAGTTTTGTTGGTTTTATGTCAGGAAGAACACCATCAATCTTAACCAAGTTATCTGAGAAGTACATTCCATGATTTTGGTGATTAACTTTAATGTGTAGACCATCACTATCAACATTTATTGATGATAGAGTTACATTTCCTCCAGTAGAGTAGTTAAACTCTGTCGTAACTCCAGAACTATTCGTATAAGTCATAGTATATCCAGCACCGGTCAAGAAGTTACCCTGCACATTATCTAAAATAAGTTGATTAGTACTTGCAATAGAAACAACTGATAATCTTGCATTTCTACCAACCGAACTTACTCCAATAGTACTTATTCCCAGAACATCGCCTATTTGATATCCAACTCCACCACTTGTTATACTTGCGGCACTTGCAACACCATTCGTGATGGTAACGTTTGCCACAGCACCACTTCCATTACCAGTTATTGTTACTAAATTAACGCTGCTGAATGTTGTTATACCGTCAGTAGGCGTATATCCAATACCTGGGTTTGTAATAGTTAAGGATCCCGTTGAAATAGATCCGGCAAGACCAACTAGATTTCCTGTTGCATTTGTTCCTAACTGAGAGAAAGTATTACCGAGATTCCACCCATTATCAGTAAGAATTGTTGATAATCCAACTCTCACCTTTCTTGATTTCAATTCTAATGAGTCTGGGCGTAACTTTGCGATTTGCTTATTGCCTTCAGTTAGTTCTGGACTGTAAAATTCTACGGATCCGGAATCCAAGAAATCTGCTCTGTAGATAGTAAACTTAAGATCTTCCCACTGACTTGCTTCCCATGTAGAAGCATTCTGCGACTTAAATAGGGATCCTAGATATGGTTGGTTTGAAATGAAGGTATCAGTTAAGAGATCATTTTCACCAATTCTTGAAACATAAACACTATACTTAGTTGAGTTTGATGCTAGACATATTGCATATTCTTTACCGCCTTCAAGGTATACTGGTGCTTTAAACTCAAAAGTTGTTGCAACAGATCCATCAGTCGAAGTTATAATCTGATCGGGATCTAAAACAATCTCAGTAAATGGTAATATTTTTTGAGTTGGGAATCCATTTTCCATCGTTCTCAGTTGGAAAACGACTGGAATATCCATATCATCTTTAGACTGGAAGAATACGTCACACTTAGTTACAAATACACCAGTTTCATCCTCAATCAGGAAAGACTGTGCTAATGGATCATACCAACCAATAACTGTTTCTCTACGATTTGATCCAAGAATAGTTGATTGAACTACTTGAGTTCCGAGAGATCTATTAACATTCCTTGCCTCAAACTCCTGCTTGTTTTCAACTCTAGCATTTCTGATAGAAATAATGTTTTCTTGAACTGTTTCTAGAGTTCCTGCTGCAGTATAAACCTCTTCTGCGAGAGTTGTTGCAAGATCCTGATTATTTTGTTCGTCATTAACAAGAACAAAAGTTTTAGTTCCTGTTTCAAATCTTGGATGATTTATGTTGTTCGGATTTGGAATGAAGAAACTTCCTATCAAGTTTGCTGATAAGTCAGAAACAAGTCTTACGTTAGTGATAGTTGCTCTAGCGCCACTAGTTTGACCAATAAGTGTCATTCCCGTTTCAACATAACCACTATACTGACCCTGTGCTTGCTGAGATAGTGATAATGTATCAACATTCAGAATAATAGATGTTGATGAATATGTTGCTGGTAATGGCTGTCCATTATATGGATTTTCGCGGAATACTGCGATTGGTGTATCGTAAGCACCTTCTCTATGATTTGATTGTGCTGCTCTAAAAGTGATTCTTGGAGAGTTATCTGTCAAATCTGGACCAAGACCTGTTTTTATAGTTGAACCTAAAACATTTTCTCCTACTTGGAAAGAACCCGAAATCATTTGTATTTCTAGGAGTTTTGGTACACAATACTTGGTGACGTTCACTCCATCAAAGAAAGCATACATTTGAGTAAGAGGTTTCATTCTCTTACTTACAAACTCAATATTGCGAGATCTCATAAATGGAATGATATCTCTACTTACAACTCTATCACCAACCGATTCTCTATCAAACTGTTCTGTGACAACAGTTCTTGTGCCGGTTCTTGATTCAACACCAAGTTGAATAGTTTCTCTTAGAGTATCTTGTCTTGTTGTTACTTCTTGCGTTTCTACCCATGCAGCTGGAGCATGATTAGGTCCACCATTCGGCCATCCACCAACACCTCTGACTCCAAGACTTCTTGTATCAGTTCTGGTTCTTGTGGAATCTCTAGTTTCTGTTCCAGTCCAATTAGTTTGCCAAGAACCCCATATAATAGGACCAAATCCAGTTTGTGGATCAACTCCTTCGGTTCTTGCAAGATCATTCATCGTTTGGGCATAGTTTCCTTCAGTTTCAATAATTTTTGCTTCAAGTCTTGTTGTGTCTACCCAAGTATCTGATGAAGGAACCAGTTCTAAAGTTCCTTGCCAAAAACTAATGAGGAATGGCGTAACACTTTCTGATCTAGTTGCAAATGATTGCTTAATGTATTCAATTTCTGCATAATCAAGAGTAACTACATCATTAGATCTTCTTATATTAACTCCTTCAACTGGAGTAAATCCTAAGTCATCTGTGGGATCTATATTAGTAACAGGACCAAAAACTAAATCTACGGAGTTTGTGTAGTGTCTTGGTCTAAGTTCTTTATTGTTAATATCAATACTGTTTTTGATTGGAATGCTATTTTCTTGTGGTAAGAATGATGCAAAGTTATCAACCAAAAATCCTGATTTAAATCTGTTTAAACCATCTGCATCGGGAACAAACAAGTTTGCAGTATTTGTTTCTAGTAATGATAAAGATGTGTAATATTCTAGATTTCTTATTCTGTTCTCAAGTTGCTTAATATCAACCATTCTATATCTTTTGTGTTCTAAAAACTCAATAGAGGCTTGAGAAGTGCCATAAAGATAAGGTGAAAGTTTTATAGTGGCAATTTCTAGTGCTTCGTCAACTGGAACTGGTTTTTCTGGTTTTTCTGCAGGAACTCCATATTTTACTTGGAAAGTTCCTTCTTTAGTCAAGAAAATTCTATCGATTCTTGGTAAATAGAAGGAGAATGTCGTAAGAATTTGCTCATCCGATGCTAAAATATTAGCAGCAGAATTTCCAGATCCATTATAAGTTCTTCCATTAAACTCTAGAGGTGATCTAGATCCTTCAGATACGGTATATTGCGATACTCTTGGTCTGATATCTAAAATATCTGTATTTCTAAAGCTATTTACTGAGTGTATATCCTTAACATAATCAAATGTTCTATATGATTCTACGGTAGTTAAATCTCCATCGTCCGTTGAATCATAATATCCATTTGAAAAATAAACCTTTAGTTTCTTTGATGGTTCTTCAGAGTTTGACTTTCTCTTTATAGTTCCATAATCATAAAAAGTTTCTTCTTGTCCGTTTGTAAAAGTATAATTTGGAGATACTTCAAAACTTGGGGATGATAATGTTGTTATTGTTGCTTGTACGTTAGACTCTTGGAAAATAACAGTTTCTCCCTCTCTAAAAGTATTTTCATTCTTATAGATGAAAGAGACTTGAGAATCTGTTATTCTTTCTGCATATATTGCCACAGTCCCACTAGTTTGTCCAATAATAAGTTCTCCAACAACTAACTCTAGGGTAGTTGTTGATGCGCTGTTTATTGCCGATAAAACTACTCTTGGGCAAGATGGGTTTGACGTATCTGCAGACTCGTATATTCCATGGATTTCTATAATGTCCGGAACATTAAGTGAGATTATTTCATCTTGAACTCTTGTTCCAAAAGGATAGTTTCCAAAAGTTAGTCCATCATTTAATGTAGTTGCTCCAATACCAGACCCCTCATACTTAGACTTATCAATAATTAAAGAATTTACTCTCTGCTTGATTTTTGATTTTGCCTTTGGGTTAACTTTTGATAAAGTTGCAGTAAGAGTTGCACCAGTATCGTTATCGCCTAGATTTAGAATCTGTAGTTGACTACCTCCAACCAAAAATGAGAATCTATCTGAAGTTAATAGTTCTGTTTTACCATCAGATCTTATGAGAGTATATCTTTCATCATCAAATGGTAAAAATGTTTCATCAGTTCCTGCAAGAACTGGAGTAGAAAGTTGTCCGGAAGAAATATTTACAGTAAAAGTTTTTCTAATAGTCAAAGAAGCATCAGTTAAATCTACTGAAGAGATATTATTTTTGGGTAGTTTCGTATAAAGGCTATTATCTGAAGATGACTTTAACTTAGTTGTTAAAACTTTAAAGTCTGTTGCGTTATAAAGAGATGATGGTAAGGTTCCATTTGCAATATCTGGTACATCTGCAACACCTTCTATTGAAATTGTAGATGAACCAACACTAACTACCTTTGCTAAAATAGGATCATTTGAAGATGATAAATCACTATATTGTACTACGCTTCCAACTTTTACTAGCGATCCTGGGAAAAGAGAATTGGTACTTCTAACTGTACTGATTCCACCAGAAGACGCAGTAATAGACGCTATTCCTACATTAAAAGATTGTGATTGTATTACATCAGCACTAAATGTATTTAAACCAACAACGCCATCTGTTGTTCCAAAAATTGATTTTACGTCAGATAGACTATGTGAAGTGATAGCTATAGCAATTCTTCCATTATCAATACCATCAAAAATAAAGGATTCATTTAATACAAAATTTCCTTCAGTTTCATAAAGGCGTAAAGAAGAACTATTTGATACTGAAGAAACTAGGAAAGCAGTAGCTCCGCTGTTTGCCCCCTTTATAAATGTTGGAGTACTTAGGGTTATTGGAGCATTTAATGTAATATCAGTATATGATTGAACGTCAAAAAGTGATATGTCCCACTGATTTGTATTTGAGTTTGTGTTACTATATGTTCCAGATTCTAATCTAAAATCATATACTCTTGCCACACCAATCTCATTCCCAGGTGCTGTAGTTGAAGATACTCCAAGTCTACTATCTCTTAGACTTAAAACGTAAGTATTGCCAACGCCAATCGTTGGTGCCCCATAAACTCTATTTAAAGTTATAGTTGGTCCTGTATTATAAATTATGCTCTGATCTTCAACTGTTTTAGTAGTTCTTGGTTTTTCAACATCAATAAAAATAGGTTCAATAGTTTCTACATCATAACCACGAACAAAAGCTCTCCCTGGAGAAATCTTGTATATCCCAAGGTTATCTGATGGAACAGATCCGCCATAAGTAAACTGTCCTGGTTGAAACAAACCTCGACTTCCAAGTTTATCATCTAGAGAGTTTACAAAACTAACATCAAATGGTTTTACATAATAGTCTCCAGACTCTGCATATGTTCTTTTAGCCAGAGTATCTCTAATATCTAAGTATCCTGGACCACCACCTAAGTCACCTCTATCAACTTTAGATTTAATATTTCCATCAATAATCGTTGCAAGTTCAACAAAACTATCATCATCAAAATCAGTTAATGCTTTTTTAAATAAACTTACTGATATTTTTAGTCTATCTGCACCTGGAGATGAATAATTATTAAATCCCTGAGAATTGTCATTTAAAGACTCATCTAGATCTGAAGTAACAATATCTTCAGTTACAAATAATCCAACTCTATAATTTGGATTTGTTGTGTATTGATCAAGAATTAAAGTTTCTTTATTTACGTTTACAAAATTGCCACGTATAAAATATACTCCGTTATCAATCTGAAAAGCAGATCCTGTCGCAGATGCTGCAGATGCTATAGTTAATGCAAAAGGACTTCCCGCAGATATTGAAGTATTTCCTAGTAAACCCGAGGTAATTGTAGTATTACAAATAAGTTCTTCACCATCAGAAAAAACTTGAGTTGAATTATTTTGCGTGCTTGAGTTTAGGTAGTTAATATAAAGAGTTAAGTTACCTCTTTCAGAATCTTGAGGTAGTAAAACTTTATCTACGAAAGCACTAACTCCAGAGGTCTGACCTGTAATTTTAGTTCCAACTAACTGTTCCACATATGCAGCAACTGGAACTCCAAGATAAGTGTTGCTTAACTGAACACAATAATATAACTGAGTATATCCAATATTACCCGGAATTACTTTTGCACCTTCTTTAAAAAAGTGCTGACCAAATCTTTCAATTTGATTTTGTAATATAGATTGTAGACCAGTTAATTCTCTTGCTTGTACAGGATAACCTGGTTTAAATAGTACCCTGTGATAATCACGAGATGGATCAAAGTCATCAAAGTATGGTGATACGTTGAGGTTCGTTTTTTGTGGCATAATTCTTTAGAACTGCAAAATGACTTTTATATCTTCTTTTTGGTTTGATGACCTTGTTATTGCTGGTCTATTATCAACATAAATGATGGATCCATCATGCTTTTTTACCTCTGGGTTGGCAATACCATTAGTAAAAGATTGCCCAAGATAATATGTTCTATTATTTATTACGGTAGATACACCAGTAAAAGAGGTGCTTATTGATAAGTTGACCGAACCGCCAGTAATTGTTATGCTACCCCCAGAAGATGGAGAACTTGTAAATTCAGTTAAATCAAAACCGTATGTTGGATTTGTCTGTGCAGTACCAACTGTATTAAATCCAGCAACTGTTCTATCTTGCCAATACTTCAGAACTCCAGTAGTTTGATCATAACTCACTACTCTACCAACAGCGGTAACTCCAGTTGAAACAGTTTGTGTAATGTAAGCATCTGAAGTGAATGTAGCACTACTATATCCAATTCCAGAAAGCCTTAGAGCAGGAACTGCACTTGCTTTATTTATTGTTAAAACTGAATTTGATCCAAAAGATTTTGGATTTTGAACAATACCAATCCTTGCGATTTGATTTCCTGTTATAAAATCTGGATTTTCATTATCATTTTCTATTCTAGAATAAAGCAGTACACTATATGCACCAAGTTCTCTATAAATGTTTGCACCATGGCCACCTTGAGGAGGAATAATGACATCAAAAGTTGGGCGTGTTGTACCTGTAGGAACGCCACCAGCGACTAAATCGACGTTACCATAGGTATATCCCGATCCTTGATTTGATATGGTTACAGTATCTACTTTTTGATCGGATCCAACCACTATAGTACATTCTGCTCCTGTACCATCACCCTTTATCGGAACTCTTGTATAGGTAGTATTTGCAGTTCCTATACCAACTCCTCTATTAGTGACAGTAACTATTTTGATGGACCCATCAATCGCATTATCTCTAACTACACTATTTTCAGTTCCATTTATCCAATCAGATGGTACTGGAATATAATCTGTTGTTTCAAACTTTACAACTTCGCTTGGTTTAATAGTGTATAGATATTTCCAAACGTAACCGTCTCCACTAGATCCAGCTGATCTTGGTTCTAAATCTGTAAATGTTGGTTCGTCTAAAGATGGTCTTCCGTTAGGATTATCAGGATCAGTTCCATTTTGCAAACAAATATAAACTCTATAGTCACTATTCAAAACATAATAAGATGCTGAATATAAATTTGTTGCTCCAGAAACCTTAGCAGTATTTGATCTACTATAATCATGGCGATACATATCATAAGTAGTGCCGGAGGACCACAATCTTTTGATAACGACCTGCCTTACATCAGAAGAATTAATCTTCTTCAAAGCAATCATAGTATCCCAATAATCATTTTCTTGACTAAAACTGTCCTTTGGTGCTGGAGGAGTAACGTTCCAGTCAGACTGATAATCAGTTGGGTTTGGCAATCCTATAAAAGAATAGTATGCATTAACACCAACATCATTAACAAAATTACTTGCATTTAATATTCTAATCTGATCAGTTATAATTGCAGCCATTTGATGGAGTTTTTTATTTATTTATTAGATATTTTAAATGGTTGTTGGATAAACACTTATTGTATTGCCCATCCCCGAGTGAGCGGTACATTGATAATACAAAGTGTTAGGTGCGTTAAATGGAACTTCAAACCTAATTGTGCCTGATGCAGATCCATTATTAGTCACTCCATCACTGTATGCCGCGCCCCCACTACTTAAACGAATTTGGAATGGATGAGAACCACCAGAGTTATTTACAAATTCGTATACCCTACCTCTTGCAAGATATAGAACTGGATCATTAGTTGTTTGAGTAAATCCGATTCCTGTGAATGTATAATCAGAAGTTCCATTTGCACCTAAAGTCCATCTACCATCTGCTGCATTTGAGGTGTCACCAAAATAAGTAACGACACCAGAAGTTGCAGTAACTATACCAGAAGAAACTTTAACTGTTCCTAAAGTGGAAACACCAGAAACATTATTACTAGAACCATTTATTGTTCCAACGGTAATATTAGGAGTTCCAGTTAACCCTTGTGCGACTGTTGCTATTCCTGCAGTTGATGCATAACTTACATTAATATCATAAGTTCCAGATAATCTTGCAGAATTGATAGTTCCTGTAGTGATGTTTGCAGCATCAGCAAGATTAGTTGCAGTGGTTGCGGTTCCAGTGAGTGCTCCAACAAATGTAGTAGCAGTTGCGACTCCAATGTTATAATATTCAGTTCCAGTTCCTACAGTTCCATTTGCCTCTTTATTAACCAATTCCACCCAACGAGTATGGGCATAATATGCTTTTCCAGTTTGATGAACGTGAGCAAAGGCACCGTGATAAGTGCTAAATGAAGGAAGATCGGAAAAATTCTCCCAATAAAAAGGAATAATACTACTAGTAAGACCTGCTACTATTTTATTTACCGTAATATCAGGTGTGCCTGTAAGTCCTTGAGCATTGGTTGCTAAAGTGGCAGTGGTTGCGGTTCCAGTCAATGCTCCAACGAATGTAGTAGCAGTTATTACTCCGGTAAAGATACCATTACCAGTAACTGTAAGAGCACTTGTTGGATTTGTGGTGCCTATACCGACATTAGAGAGTGTATGGATACCTGCTGCTGTTGATACCCATTGAGCAGACCCTCCACCACCAGTAGCAGTGATTGTTACATTACCTGTACTTTGATCTACCGAAATACCAGAACCAGCAGTAATTGAGGTAACTGCTGCACCAGTTAAAGTTGTTCCGCCCAAAATAATAGACGTTGCACTAATAATACCGGTAGAACCATTAATCGTGATCCCAGTTCCAACATTAATTGTATTAGAAGATCCATTTAAAGTAATGGATGAAGTTCCAATGGTTACAATACCAGTGATTCGTGCATCACCATTAACGTATAAAGAAGTTCCAGAAGCTCCAACAGCACCAACTTCCAGAATAAATCTTGGATTTGTAGTTCCGAGGCCAACATTTCTTAATGTGTTAATGCCAGCGTTCGTAGTGTTCCATACGGGTGCAGATAGAGTTGTTGTACTCCCCGCACCCAAATAAGTATAAATTTCTAAAAAATTATCATTAATAATACCACCAGCGGCACGGAGGGTACTGCCTGTATTATCATTTGCTGCACTTCCCGTGTTTATTCCGATTCTTGCCATTTTAAAAGTTTTTAACTATTTATTGCTTAAATGTAGTTAAGGTATTTTAGAGGTTCGGTACGAATTACATATGCAGATGTGGAAATTCCACCAACTCCAACATTACCATAAAAATTAAATTCATTCTCTTCGGTTCTTGCACTTAATTGAATTTTACCCCAACTAAAGTTTCCAAAGTAGTTTGATGTTGTAATACCTCCAGAGTAACCACTACCGGAACCAATTCCAGTAGAGTCAAAAGTAAATACAGTCGAATCAAAAGTAATATTTGTTGAGGAAAAATTAATAGTAGAAATACCACTACTAATTCTTGCATAAATTCTTCTCACTGTAGTTGTTGCAGTACCAACTGTTGCGATTCCAATCGTAGTATTTGCAACACTTACATTACTTACACTCTCTACTTGATAAACATTATCTACAAAATTGGTCCCAATTCCTATGACATTATTACTGGTGTCTATTGATGTTATTGATGTTGTTGCAAGACCAACATTTGAATTGTAAATTAAGAAGTAGTCACCAGTTCCAATTCCACTAACTGTAATTGCAGTTCCAACGACAGAAGTATCTCTTAAGTATGAAATGGTTGGAATATAAAAATCAAATATAACTTGATCAATTGAAGAAATTGTAGTGATTCCAAATCCAACGATTACACCAGAATCTCCACTATAAGTATCAACAGTATTATCCTCTTCAATCAAGGTAGGTGGAGATATTAAAATTAATGGTGGATTTGTGCTTGTATATCCTGTTCCTGAATTGGTAATGCTAATGAGAGAAACTGTTCCTCCTACACCAATAGTGGCAACAGCAGTAGCAGTAGTCCCCAACCCAACTGACTGTAAAGTGCTACCAATAGAAACAGAAGGATCGGTAGAATAACCAACTCCACTATCAGATATGATTATTGAGGATATAGTGCCTGCTATAGAAACAATAGCTGTTGCTGCAGCAGAAACTCTTTCATCTTGCGATATTAATCTGATTTTTTTCTGGAATTGTAGAGAAAAATCATTTTCATTTTGTGGGTTGAAAAATGGTCTTACGCTATCAACATATATTTCTGTAGATCCTATTCCAACAGATTTTATAATATATGCAACAGGATTAATGACTGGTTCATAGAGTTCTCTATCTTTACCAATCTCCTTCTCATTAATAATTCTATCCTCGGTTTGTCTGCACCAAACAACAGGTCTCAATAAAGTTTCATCTTCAGTATTTCCTGGACCAAAGTATGGTATGGTAGAAATAATATCTGTAGCATCAACACTAGTGACAGTTCTAGCATCTTCTTGAAGGGTTGGTTGTTGTCCACGATCATAATCATATCCGATAGTCAACTCATCTCCAATCTTAACAGTTTCAATAACATTTCTGAACACAACATCAGAATCTCCACTACCCTTGTAGAATATGATTCTACACCTATCACCAACCTTAGGTGGTTCGGTGAAAGTTATTATACTTCCACCAGTAAATGTATATCCCTCTCCTGGAACCTGTAGTATGTCATTAACAAATACAAGCAATACATCTTGAACATTTATTTTAGATCCTCTTCCAGAACGTATAGAAACAAGATTTCCGGCAGACTTTAGAGCAAATGTGACTGTTTCTCCATCAAATAAGTTTTCAATACTGTCTAATATGTCTAAAGTTCCAAATGACCACCCAGTAAATTCATCCGTAAATGTGTTCTGTATCGTTATCTGAAATTCTCTGAAAGGTTTCGACGGATCTGTTGGTATACCAACAAGTCCGCCAATAGGAACTGTTAATACTTCTTCTTGTCCATATGCCCTTCCGGTATTCGTTATTTCAAAATCAATAACACTAGAACCTTGTCCAACCACAACATTAATCGCGGCACCAGTTCCAAATCCAGAGGATGTTGAACTATAGATTAATGGTATATTATCATAAGATAATGGAGAATCAAACACTACGGTAGGTGGATTGGTTGAAGTGTATCCAGATCCTGGATTTGTAATAGCGACACTTACAATATGACCATTACTTATAGATGCTATTCCAACATAATGTAAATTTGGAGTTCCTGTGCTTGATGTTTGAACGGCAACCCTAACATTTGTTTGAATACCGGATCTATATCCCGATCCACTATTGCCAATACTAATAGAACCGATTGTTCCTGCTATAGAAACTATAGCAGTTCCTCCAGCTGAAACCAAAGGTTGATAACCAAATCCTTCAGAAGATCCAACAGATACAATCACCCCACCTAAAGGAAGATTTGTTGTATTTGGGTCTGATGAGAGAGAAGTTGCAGTTCCCGTGAATGATAGAGTTGTAATACCAACATCTTCACTCATGGTATAGTCGTATGATAAACCAGGACTCTGGAAAACATCATTAATTAGAATGATTGCACCTTCGGTTGCTATACCTGTTACTCCAGATCCATTTGATCTTAAAATAAAATCTCTAGAATCTCCATTAAATTCTGCAGAAATGTCATCAAAGATATAGTTCTTATAGTAAGTTTCATTTATGGTATTTGTGATTCCGGATCTCAAGAATGTTCTTCCTTGGAAACGAGAACTTACAGATATTCCTGTCCAATCTCTTTCATCTGGCGGATTAGTACTAGTGCCTAATGGAGTATTGCCATAAGGTGCCTCTGTAAAGTTTAATGTATTTTCTACAATATTATAGTTTCCATTAACTTTAGTAACTAAAGATCCCGTTGAGTGACCAACTAATGGTGTGCCTAACCAGTTTCTGCGAACTCTTATAGTATTGGTGCTTCCAATTCCGACTCCTTCAATCTTCATTATTTCACTTCCAATTCTTATGAGGTCAGAACCAAAGAATGAAGTTATTCCGGTGAATAGAAGTAAATCATCAGTAGTAAAAGCTTGTTTTGCAAGTGTTGTAGTAACTGCGGTCGATACAACTGGAGATTGGATAATATTGTCTAAAGCTATTAAAACTTTAGAATTTTGGTTTTTAGCAATAAATCTGTGAGATGTTCCGATACCGACACTAGTAATGTCTAATGTTTCTGGAACAATCTTTAAAGCGTTCTCTGCAGTTGAAGCAAGTTTAACAGTATCATCGTTCACTTTTACGATATAAATTTCTTCAGGAAGTTTATCAGTACTACCAACACCAACAAATGTGGTTGTTCCAATACCTATTGCCATGGTGGTTCCTGCGCCAGCATGAACATATCTCACATTTTCCCCGGTCACAAAGAAGTGATTTGGAAGTCTAATGGTGTTACTTGATGTGTTAACAATAGTGGACGAACTACCAACAAATTCTTTTACAAAGATTGGGTCATTCTTATGCTCTAGTTCAAAAGATCTTCTAATAGATCTTTCAGTTCCTTCATAGTTACCGAATCCAGTTCTAATCGTTGCATTATTAAAGTTTATCTCATCTCTAGAATCATCCTGTATTCTCAAAGAATTCATATAAACATTAACAGTAGCATCGATACCTGCTATGGGAGTAAATAGAAGTTCAACAGTTCCTATTCCAGATGAAGATCCAATAATTCTTGATCCAATAGTTCCCAATCCAGATACGGTCTCAATAACACCAAATTCAGTATCATAAGTATCATATGATGAAGTTTCATCAACGTAGTCATCAACTACTATTACTTCTGAAATTTGATAGCGATTGTTTGTAGTATCTGAAACTTGAACAATAAAATATGCAGAATCGTATTCATCAGGATAACTTCCTATGGTATGAATTCCTGGAGAACCTGAAGATGAAATAGTGGTGGATCTTGCTTCAATTCTAGCATGTTTTAAATCAACAGTACCTATCCCAGAAGTTCCTTCAGTTGTTATTGCAACTTGTATCGTATTTAATGTTACAGCAACTCCAGGATTCGGCACAAAATCAACAATTAGATTGGATCCTGAGATGTATGGATTATATGTTCCAAATCCAGATATTCCAAAAATGCCTGCATTTGTTGTTATTTGTCCATACTCTATGAAATAAACTTCAGTTCCATCATGAATTATATTCAACTCATCAAATTCATACTCATTCGAAGGTCCAGATATTTCAACTAGTGCTTTTACTGATCTATAAGTGGTTCCTATTGAAACAATTGATGTAGAAGCTGCTCCAGCAGTATAGTTACTTGACGTTTTTATATCAACTATCCCACCAATACTGGTGCTACCAACACTTAGTAGATTATCATCAAGATTGTAAGAAATCAAAGATAACTGATAATCATTTATAGTAAATCTAGTAGGATAGAAAGTTAGTTCACCGTCACTTCCGGATATCGAGAAGTCAAAAGAACCTAAATCATAAACAGTTTCTGTTCTTCCATATTGATTAATGTAAGCAAATGTCCCATCATGAACAAGAGTGACCGCCATCAACTGCCTCTGAGCAGTAAATCTCAAATCTCTAACATAAACAAAGTATTTTTGAGCTCTTACATCAGAAAGTTTAAAAGTATTTACTATACTAAATGCAGTTCCTCTTGGATTACTATTAAATAATCCGCTTAAATCGTCTATGGAAAGAACTCTATTTCCAAATGATTCAAAATAATCTGTCAAAATTCTGCTAGAAAAAATAATTTCATCAGATAAGAAAGAAGATCCCTGAGTTAAAGAATTTTCAGTAACAAGATCGAAGTCATAAACACAATTTAGATTTACAACTCCCGTCAAATCTCCAATAACTTCAAATGAAGTTAAATCTGTTGATATTCCAACAACCATAGAATTCTTATTAGAATCGGTTAGTTCTGATTCCAACTGAAGATCTGAAAATTTCTTAAATCCAACAGTATGATTTAAAGAACTTACTGCATCATCCCAAGTTTGGAAAGAAACTCTCGATTTTATTGAATATGAGAAATTCTGATAATAAAAACTATCTTGAACTCTTTGTAAAGAGTCATTTAAAAATCCTGAATTTGAGTTCCATCCATTAGTTACCTTTGAAAATGTATCTAATACGAATGACGATTCAAAAGATGTTATAGAGGAGGCTATTCCTTGTGTGTTTGAAGTTTCACCAACAATAATTTCGTTTACTCTAAAATCTGTGTTTGAGGATACTTTTAAGATTCCAGTAGTTTTATTCCAACTTTCAACTACTCCGCTTGAAGATCCAGACTTTACATTTTCTCCATCAATAAAATCATTTTTTGTTAGAGATACGCTAAAGGTCGGGAAATATTTTTCAGGAATTATTCTTCCAGAAGAATTCAAAGGATCAAATGTTCCGGGATTCTCTTCAAAATCTAGGTATTCGCTTAAATTATAAGTTACTGATCCTATTCCGCCTCTGTTTTCGTCAACTGCAGTTAAAGTAAATAACTGATAATCATATGCACTAGAATTATATCCTTTAAAGGTAGATCCAATACCAACACTAACATTTTCTATCAATACCCTATCATTAACTTGGAATGGGAAAGAATCTGCTGTACTAAATCCAACAGATAATGTTATTGTTACATCTTTTGTTATAGTGCTAAATCCGACAGAAGCAATACCTACTCCATTTGAGTTTTGGATTGGTAAAATAGTTGGAGTAGTGTTGTTGATTCCATATGTATTTTTTAATATTTCAATTCTAGAGTTTCCTAACTCATACTTTAAATCAACATCTTCAACGATTTCATTAGTTTTTCCGTCAAAAACCAACAACCTTGGTGCCGAGTTATAACCTCTACCAAAGGAAGTGACTCCAATTGATTCAAAAGATGATAATGGTTCAACTTTCATTATTTGGGGTAAAGAAACACTAGGTCTTAGAGTTCCATCTGATGGAAAATCAAACCCAATATCATTAATTTTTGTTCTTAGTATTTTACCAATAGATTTACTAGATGGTTCTAGTATTGCTCCAGATCCAAAGTTACTTACTACAGTCGTGATACCGGGAATTGAATAATAATTTCTTCCCCTATCTACTATTTCAACCTTTGAAATGGGTCCATATGCTGTAGTTGAGTCGGTTTCATATGTCAATAAGGCTTCAGATGAAGTGTATGATGACTTTTCTGGAGTTTGTGGAATCGTGTATGTAAATGAACTTTCTGTAGATATGGAAATAGTCTGTTTTCCATTAAAAAGACTCTGTTTGATTAAAATCTGATTGTTAGAAATAACCGTATCATCAACATCTATTTCTTCCTTTGTTAAAGGTAAAGTACTTTCAAAAACTGGATCTAATCTATAGAATAATTTTTGAGGAGTATTATCAGTAATTGATAAGATTACCTTAGATGTGGTATCTATACCAACTCTACCAATTCTTTGCACATTAAAGGAGTTGGTATTATTATTATCTTTATAATATAGATTTCTATATGTTTCATCCAAATAGAAATTAAGTTCAAATGCAGGATATAGAGTAGACTGATTCGTATAAGAAAGAGAAGAGTCTGATAGATCAAATACTAGTGAAGAGTTGCCATAAACTTCAATCGGCGGATTAACTTTAGAAATTGTGCCATTAGATGCACTTGTTATTCCTACGGCAGTTGGTTTCAATCCAACAGACTCGTAGTAACTATCAGATAGTTTAAAAGTGTCATCATCAATCTTTATTGCAAAATAAATTTGATTATTTACTAATCCTTGCGAGGGTGATGAAGAAGTATGTACTACCTTATCACCAGTCTTGAATCCATGATTTTGGATAGTTATTGAATTTGATAATGTATTGATTCCAGATGAAATAAATGATTTTGGATTTATTAAAAGTTTTCTATTATAGTCATTATACGTAATAGTATATGAT